TAATGTAACTGGAACAATTAACTCAGTAAATACCACTCAGGTAAATATTGTTGATAATAAGATTAATCTTAATACAGACTTTACTGGAACACCAACAGCAGATGCTGGTATCCGTGTAGAGCGTGGCGAAGGCGCAGATGTTGAAGTTCTTTGGAACGAATCAGATGATCGCTGGACACTTACAAATAATGGTACAAACTACCATGCAATAACAAGAAAATTCTCAACAACTGTTGGAAACGCAGTTTTAACACAAATCCCAGTTACACATAATTTAGGTGCCAGGGATGTTACTGTTCAAGTATACGATTCAGCCACCTTTGATACAGTAGAGTGCGATGTTGTTAGAACATCCACAGAGATTGTAACTTTAGGATTTACAGTCGCACCTGCTTCTGGAGCATACACGGTAGTAATAGTAGGATAAAGGGAGCAGTAAATGTCTGTAAAAAGATTAGTCCCTCTACATGCAGTAGTACTTGACTCAGATCCAATCACTGGACGAATTGGCGATATTTATTATAACAATTCTGAAGAAGAGCTCAGATATTTTGATGGTTCAGTATGGAATCCAGTCGGTGGAGCAATAACAGGAATACTTGAACATATACACACATATGATGGTGCAATATTTTCTGTGGAGTCTATTGAGGTTCCAGCTTCTGGTGTTATTGATGGAGGTACTCCATGAGCGTAGTAATAAAAACAAAAAGAGGAACCACAGAACAGTGGAATAGCTCTACAACTCCACTTCAAATTGGAGAACTTGGATTAGACATAACTCTTAATAAATTAAAAGCAGGAAATGGTACCAGTCTTTGGCAAAATCTTCCCTTTCTTACATCTGATGGTGGCGGAGACACTGGTGATATAACTTTTGACGGAGTTCAAATTATTGGTGCTGGAACAGCATCTGGAGATGGTTACGGACTAGGAACATTAGAGATTGTACCAGATGGAAATATTACTTCAGATCAGTATTTAATTGTTGATCCTACCGCACCAAACCATATCCATATTCGTGCAGGTGGAACACAAGATGCTTCTACTGCAGACCTATTTCTTGGCGGAGAAAGAAACAATGTTCGTGTTTCAGATGGCGGAAGAATTGTAAGTGTTAGCACAAGACCAAATACAGTTATTAACACATATACAAATCAAAATACAATAAGTAACACTTCTTTTGTAACAAGTAATACAGCAAATATTTATATAGGGGATACATTATTTTATGTAGGCGGAGATATAGTAACTGTTGATTCAATTACACAGGACTCACCAAGTGCTGGTCTACAAACTATCACAGCAAACTTAAATGGAGCACCAGCCTCATTTGTTGCAGGAGAACCGCATATATTTAGCCATGAAGAAGAATTCGAAAATTATTGGCAGTTTGGAGCAGATGGTGTTCTGTCTGGTCCAGCAATGGGTTCAGTTGCCGTAAATGGACTTTACAATAATTCATCTACAGAAAGCAACCTCTTGTTAGGAAGCTCTGAAAAAATAGTTATCGCTGGAGCCAATGGAGAATTTTTAAATGATGCCTCTGTTGCATCAAATCAAATTGCAACTATGGGAGATATTTCAGATGCAAATGATTATACGGACACTGCAATTTCAACTCTTGGAGACACTATAGATTCTGGATATATTCCTATTACAGAAAAAGGAACTGCTGGAGGAGTAGCATCTTTAGATCTTAGTGGCAAAATTCCATTAGAACAAATTGACACAAGTAGTCTTATAGGTCCAACAGGACCAACAGGGCCACAAGGCGATATTGGTCCAACGGGAGCAGCTGGTGACGCATTTGGAATTTATTATTTAGGGAATTATAATCCATTATCTGGTTACGTACCAGATATTGCAGTAGTAAGAGGTTCAGACGGACAACTGTATCTTGCTAAAGCTAGTGGACAACTGGGCGATCCAATTGATTATGTAAGTAATGGACAATGGGAAATATGGATACCTAAAGGACCAACAGGCCCTACAGGCCCATCAGGTGCAGATAGCACAGTTGCAGGCCCATCAGGTCCATCAGGACCATCAGGTCCACAAGGTGACGCAGGTCCGACAGGACCAACAGGTGCACAAGGTGACGCAGGTCCGACAGGACCAACAGGTGCAGATAGCACAGTTCCTGGACCAACAGGACCAACAGGTCCACAAGGTGACGCAGGTCCAACAGGACCAACAGGTCCAACTGGACTACCTGGAGGAATAACTCTTACCGTAACAAACTCTGGCAGCGGAGCTTATGTAATAAATGGATCTAATAATCCAACTCTTTCTTTTATTCGTGGACACAGATATATAATTAACGTAAATGCTTCTGGCCACCCATTTTGGATACAAACAGTTTCAGGCGCTTATAGTTCAGGAAATATTTACAGCACTGGCGTTACAAATGGCGGAACAGATAACGGAACAATTATATTTGAAGTTCCTTATGATGCACCACAACTTTATTATGCATGTCAATTCCACTCATCAATGTCTGGTTCTATAACAGTTTCCGATCTAGGACCATCAGGCCCATCAGGCCCATCAGGGCCAGCAGGGCCAGCAGGAGGAAGTGAAGGATCAGATATTATGAATATCATGGAAGCATGGTAATCTAGGTATAACATATACCATAACTCGAAATAATAGGAGAAAAAATGGCAACAATATCAAAACTACTAGCAAGAACAACGTTAAATACTACAAACACAACTGTTTTGTATACCGTTCCTGCTTCAACAACAACAGTACTTACAAATATTATTATAAGTAATATTTCTGGTTCTGCAGCATCATTTAATTTAACATTACCAGACGCATCTGGAACACAGGTAGCATTTGCTACATCAGTATCAGTTCCAGCAAACAGCATTGCATCATTTGACCTTAAGCAGGTACTTGGTGGGTCTGGAACTCAAACAGTAATAGGATGGGCATCTGCCAACTCTGCACTAACAGCACATTTAAGCGGAGTCGAAATATCATAACATGGCATATAGTACATTTCCAGCAACTTCTTCAATCATAAAGTCAGTTCAGAGGGGCTCTACTGCTTCTGCTGGAAACGTAACAATATCACAAGTTAATACTGCAAAATCTTTTATAAATTCATTTTCTACATCATCATCAGGAAGCGTTGGAACAAACAGCTCAACATCTGGTACATTAACTCCTTCTGGAGGAAACGTTTCAGTTTCATCTCCAAGCTTTAACCCAGCTGGTGGAAGCTTTCCAAACTATGTAGGTACAAGGTCATATAGTGGTGGATCAACATCTTTAACATCAGCATCATTTGGTGCCTATATAGCAAACTCAACAACAATTACAACAACAGGTGCATGTCGTTGGGAAGTAGTGGAGTATGCATAATGGGATCTAAAATATATCCAGCTGCCTCTTCGCCAATCAAGTCACTTCAAAGAGGCTCTGCATCATCATCTGGAAACGTAACAATTTCTTCCGTAAACACTTCTAAATCTTTTGTTAGATCTTTTTCTACAGGATCTACAGGAACAGTTGCTGGAACTGGATCAACATCTGGAACATATAGCCCATCTGGAGGTAATATATTTGGGCCAGGCGGCGGAGGATTTATTTCAGGTGGAGGATCAGCACCTACTTATTCTGGAACACGATCTTTGTCTGCTGGAGGAACATCATTAACTTCCGCAAGATATGGTGCATACTTATCAAACTCAACAACTTTAGTTGTTGACGGAGCATGCAGGTGGGAGGTTGTTGAGTATAACTAATGGCATCTACAATATTCCCACAAACATTGTCACCAATTAAATCTATTCAAAGAGGGTCAACAGCATCTGCTGGTAATATAACTATATCTTCTATAAATACATCTAAATCTTTTATTAGATCTTATTCTACTGGTTCAGCAGGAAGCGTAGGAGTTTCTGGTTCTGAATCAGGAACACTAAGCCCCACTGGATTTTATAATTTTGGTGGAACTGGCGGAGGTAATGCATCTTCAGGTGGTGGAAGTTTTCCAAATTATGCTGGAACAAGATCAAATGGAGCTGGAGGAACATCAATTACAGTTTCAGAATATGGTGCGTATATAGTTAATTCAACCACAATAACTACAACTGGAGCATGTAGGTGGGAAGTGGTGGAATACTCGTAATGTCTATTAAACAATATCCTGAAACTTTACAAGGAGTTAAATCTATTCAAAGAGGTTCGACTGCATCTGCTGGCAATGTAACAATATCTGCAGTAAATACATCTAAGTCTTTTGTAATTTCATTTTCAACTGGTTCTGCTGGAACAGTAGCAATTAATAGCTCTGAATCTGGAACTCTTACTCCTAATGGAGGATCTTGTGCTTCACAAGGAAATGGATCTAATAGCGGAGGGTCCTGGCCAACATATAGCGGGTCAAGAAGTTTATCTGGAGGATCAACATCATTATATTCTGCGGAATATGGTGCACACTTAACAAATTCAACCACACTTACCACTACTGGTTCTTGTCGGTGGGAAATAGTAGAATACTACTAAGAGGAGAATATATATGACTAATTGGATACAATTAAAAGATGGGGTAGCTTTTGCTTATGTTAATTCATCAAATTTTGTTGCAAATTCTATTCCTATAGAAGACTCAGTTGACCCAAATACAATTATGGCAAAAAAATATGTAGACGGTCAATGGGAAGAGGCAGAGCTAATTCACTTTGTCGAAGAAATTCTAGGAAATAAAGTACTTAGAGTTAATTCAACAGTTTTTGCTTCAGATGTTACTGGAGATATTGTTGGACCTGAAGTAAAGGCAATGTGGACTAAAAACGAAGATGGTCAATATCAGCCACCAGCTACAATTGCAGAAGCAACCATATACGACGAGCATTTGTTCAACCAAGACTAGTCCTTTAATAGACGATATTAAGGTATAATAAGGAAAGAGGTATTCGTAAATGGCAACAAACTTTCCAGAGGAATTAGATTCCTTTATAAATCCGCTATCCACGGATTCCGTTGCCGTTGTCTCACATTCAGAACAACACTCTAATGCCAATGACGCTATTGAGGCTTTAGAGGCCAAGGTCGGTAAAGATGGCTCTACGGATCCCGTTTCTTTAGATTATAGGGTATCCGCTTTAGAAAACTCCTCAGTCGATCCAAACGAAATAAAAGATATTGCGGCAGAGATATTAGATCATCAAGACCATACAAACATAACTGTAACTTATGATGATACAGCAAATAAATTAATTTTAACTTCAGAAAGCGGAGTCGCAGATTCTACAACAGACGACCTTGACGAAGGCACAACTAATCTTTATTTTACAAATCAACGTGCCCTAGATGCAACATCAACTGCATACGACCCAGCAGGTTCTGCTGCTACAGCACAATCAAACGCTGAAGATTACGCAGACGGCCTTGCCGTCAACTACGACCCAGCAGGTTCTGCTGCTACAGCAGAAACAAATGCAAACACTTATACAGATACAGCGCTTAATGACTATACTCCCACATCGACACTTGATACAACAGTTGGTGGATATGGATATTTAAAGTCAGCAGATCTTTCTGGATATGCGACAGAGTCATATGTTGGAACAGCAATTGACAACATTATAGAAGGAGCCCCAGCTCTTTTAGATACATTAAATGAATTAGCAGCAGCAATTGGCGATGATGAAAATTTTGTAACAACAATAAATAATGCATTAGCAACAAAAATAACAGCATCTAGTACAGATACTCTTACCAATAAAACAATATCTATTCAGAGCGGTCTTACTTCCGTAGTTGGATATGACGATATAACAGGTTTTTATGGTCAGTCAGATATTCCAGTAATACAAGGCGGGCTTGATAAAGGCGGAAGAATAAATATTAGTTCAGAAGGAGTAATAACACAGTCTGCCCCTGGAACTGGATATACTTCTGGATTAGCAATTATTGGTGGAGGAACAAGAGTTGCGATAGGAACTTCAAACAATACTCTTATTGGTAACCTGTCTGACTTTAATGCAGCCCTGCTAGATGCAGATTTTGCAACAACCGTCGATATTACAAATGCAATTCAAGACGCCAGTGACTACGCAGACGGCCTTGCCGTCAATTACGACCCAGCAGGTGCAGCAGCGACTGCACAAAGTAACGCAGAAGATTATACAGACACAGCAATAGCGGGTCTTGGAAATGATATTGAAGCTGGATATATTCCAGTAACAGAAAAAGCTACATCTGGCGGAGTAGCCTCATTAAACTTATCTGGAAAAGTTCCAAGCACTCAATTAGACATAGATTCAACAATTCAAGATGTAGCATCTTTAATGATTACTGGCGGTACTCATACAAATATATCTACATCTTTTAATAACGTTACTAAAAAACTTAGTTTTTCTACAACCCCATTAACACAAGAACAAATTCAAGATTTTGTTGCACCATTACTAAATCATAGTCAGCATACAAATATTACAGCAACATATGATGATGACAATAATAGAATAGTTTTACAGGGATCTTCATCTAGCGGTGGAGGAGCTTCAGTAACAATTTCTCCAGCAGCTCCAACAAGCCCTACTCTAGGAAATATTTGGCTAGACTCTGATAACGGAAGTACTTTTATTTGGGATGGAGTATACTGGATAGAAATAGGAGCATCGGGTACTGCAGAAGCAATTGCAGCAGTTACATCAACTGCACCAGTTAACCCAGTTCTTGGAAAAATTTGGTTAAATTCAACAACAGCTAAAACATATATATATGATGGATCATACTGGGTTGAGATATAATTTATGATAAACTATGCTTTAGGAGATTAATATGACATCATCTTTAGGTTTCCCATCAAGTCCAACAACAAACCAACAATATACTGTTGGTTCAAGAGTTTTTATTTGGGATGGGTCAGTTTGGAATTTAGTTTCTGCTGGAGTTACTCAAGAACAGATTCAAGATTATATTGATCCACTTTTTACACATTCTAGTCACTCAAATATAACCGCAACATACGATGATGCAGCAAATAAAATTATTTTAAGCGCTTCAGGCGGTAGTGGTGGAGCAGCAGACATAGGCTTAATCGTAGGCTTGTCTTAAGGAAAGGTATAGTATAATAAGACTATGGCCGTATTTAGTAATTTAAAAGAAAATGGTGTTGGAGAAACACCAGTTACATTATTGACGGCAGCACAAGCAACTGTTATTGCAGGGTGCATGTTAGCAAATATTACAGGATCAACAAATTCAATTTCTCTTTATATACAAAATGGATCTGAGATTTATTATATACTAAAGAGCAAATCAGTAGATGGTGGCAATTCATTTGATGCCATTACTGGTAACAAAATATTTCTAGAAAATGGAGATGCTCTTAAAGTCGTGGCAGGCACAGAAAACGCCTTTGACGTAGTAGTCTCAATATTGGATGGTATCTAAAATGGAAGCATATCAAGAGACAAACGCCTACCAGGAGATAGATCTGAGCTTTGCAACAAAAACCTTTTACGGGGTAAAATACAACAATGAAACTGGAAAGCTCACTGTTGAAAGAATAAACGACGGGAGCCCAGTAAGGCTACCTGCCGAAAATATTATAAAGAAAGACGATTACAAAACTTGGTTTTGGAGCAAACATACGGTACAATTTGATTGGGATCAAAACCAAAAAACTAATCTGTTAATGGAGATACACTAAATGACACAATTAATCGACCTAGGTAAGATCAGATTCTTTTTCGCAGGAACATGGAGCGATGCAACAACATACGAACTAAACGATGTTGTCAAGTACGGCGGTAACGTATATGTATACACATATGCTCTAGCATCACAAGGATATTTGCCAACCAATACAAACTATTGGGCATTAATGATCGAAGGTCTTAAGTTTACTGGTGTATGGAATAGCGCAACAGAATACCGTGTTGGCGATGGAATCGCATACGGTGGTAAAGTTTATATTTCTGTTAAAACAGGTTCAAATCAAGTTCCACCAAATGCAACATACTGGTCACAATTTGCAGACGGTATTCAGTATGAAGGAGCATGGTCTTCAACAGCTAACTATCAAAAGAATGACGTAGTAACATATGGACCAGATGTATTCATTGCTAAGCAAGATACAACAAATCATAATCCTGCAACTTCCCCATCATATTGGGATACATTTGTAACTGGTATAGATGCAACTGGTGTATGGAATTCATCTACAGCATATACTCCAAATCAATTAGCCGCATACGGCGCAAGAATTTATTTATCTTTAACAAATAACACAAACAAAGTTCCTTCCACAAACTCATCAGATTGGGCACCTTATATTGATGGACTTCGTGCAATGGGAGTATATAGTTCAACTGCACAATATCACATCAATGACATTGTAACTTATGGTTCAACAGTTTATATTGCAAAAGGTGACACACTTGGAAACACTCCAACAGATACAGTATACTGGAATATTCTAACATCTGGTACTACATACAAGGGTGTATGGACAACATCTACAGAATATCTTGGCGGAGACATTGTTCAATGGGGCGGTAATACATATATTACAGATGCCTTCCACTCATCCGCATCCTCATTTTCAACAGATAAAGATCTATACTGGGAAAAGTATAACTCAGGAATTCGATATCGTGGAGCTTGGGCAGCAAACACATTTTATATTGAAGGCGACGTTGTAAATGACGGTGAAAACTCACGTATCGCACTAGTAGACCATACATCAACACCATTCTTAATTGATGATGAAGAGTATTGGGATATTCTAGCAAAGGGCGCTACTGGTCTTCTACCAGGTCAAGGCGGTAAAGCTGGATATGTTCTTACAACAGACGGAGCAGAAGCAACATTCGAAAGAGATGTAACAAATCTATACTTCGGTGATGGTGCAAGAGACTTTATCGAAGGTCCAGCAGCATTAACAGATGTTGCAACAGCAGCAGCATGGGACACAGAAGACTTTGCACAAGCAGTAGTCGTTAATAACCTAGACACTTCAACAGGCGATGGAAGTGCTCAATCAGCAGACTTTATTGCTTATACAGGAGATTCAAACAATACAAACGGTTGGGCAGATTTAGGATTTACAGGCAAAAACTTTTCCGCATCAGAATTTGGTGTAACAGGTCCTGGAGACGGATATGTATTCGTAAATGGATTTGAGCCAATCACAGCAACTATTACGGGTAAGCAATTATCAAGCAATGTTGCAACAATTACAACAAATGGAAACCATGGATTTACAACTGGCAAAAAAGTAAATGTTCAGGGTCCAGGAGCACCATTTGTAGGAACATTTGTTATTACAAATGTAACTGCTACAGAATTTAGCTATAATAGAACTGGATCAGATGTAGCATCAACATCAGCAACTGGTACCGCAACTATGTACTTAGGAGCTGGAAACTTAGTATTAGCAACAGGAGACGGTGGCTCAGATAACAAGATTGTTATTGCCGCTGGAGGATTTTCTTCAGGTAATGAACAAATTACAATTACTCCAGATGAGAATGTCCACATTGAAATTGACACAGCTTCAACAAGTGCTACAACAGGTGCACTAACAGTTGTCGGTGGCGTAGGTATTACTGGAGATCAATATGTTGCTGGTGACCTAACAGTTATCGGAAACGTAGACTTACAGGGAGTTACAAAACTTCCAGTAGGTGCTGGCGCAACAGCATATGAAACATCAGCAGAACTAACAGACGCAGTTATTATTGCAGCTGGAGCATCTAGCTCATTCGTACAAAATGCATTAGTTAACCTAGGATCAGGAACATCAACTTCAGCAGATTATATTGCATACGCTGCAGAGGGAGATAACGTATCAGGCTGGATCGATATGGGTATCACAGGAGCTAACTTTAATGACGAATCATTTGGAGTAACTGGCCCACATGATGGATACATATTTATGTCAGCCCCAGATGGAACAACTGGTAAAGGTAACCTTGTATTAGCAACAGATAATACTGGTACAGACAATAAGATTATATTTGCAGCTGGTGGATTATTTACTGGTAACGAGCAAATGTCAATTACACCAAATCAAAATGTTCATATTGAAATTGCAACACCTTCCGTATCACCAACAACTGGTGCATTTACCGTAGTAGGAGGTATAGGTGTTCAGGGTGATATTAACGTAGCAGGTGCAGTTAATATTGCTGGTGAGATTACATTCGGAGGTTCAGGAACAGTTGTAGAAACTGAAAACCTTGCAGTTGTAAATCCAATGGTATTCGTTGCAAGCGGAAACCCAACAGGAGACGGATTAACATTCGCCTTCCTTGGAGAATCTCGCTCACAACGTACATTAACATTATCAGAAACAGTTACATTCCGTTCTGCATCAAATAACGTAGCAACAATAGTAACAGGAACATCACACGATTATGAAATCAATGACTCAGTAGTAATTACTGGTGTTGATGATTTAGCTTCAATATCAGTAGTTATTGTATATGAAGTTACAGGTTCAACAACTGCTAAAATTACAACATCTGCAGCACATGGACTTCTTACAGGACAATCAATTACTGTATCTGGTGTCGCAGCAGCGGTGAATGGAACATACACAATTGCTACAGTTCCATCAACAACAACTTTAACATATACAGTTTCATCTACAAGCAACGTAGCACCATCTCCAGTATCTGGTCTGGTACAGCGTGTAAGCTTGCCTAACGTATATAATGGAACTTATACAATTACAGCAGTTACTTCAAATACATTTAGTTATGCTAGATCAATTCCTGATGAAACAGTTGTAGCTCCTAGCCGTACATATCCAAACGTATTAAGTTACTCATTAACAAACGGTGTGGTAACACTTGTTCTTAATGACGTACCTCAAGCAGGAGTTGGAGAATCAGTATTAATTGCTGGAGTAACATCAGCATTAAATGGTACAAGAACAGTTACGGCACGTAGCATGTCTGTACCTTACTCAATCTCATATGCAAGAGCACTTGATGATATTGCATCTACAACATTAACAACAACAGTTGTTGCAAATATTATTAGTCGTAACCGTACATCTGGAGTTGCAACTCTTACAACAAGTGCAACACATTCATTCGTACCAGGACAGTCAATTATAGTTGCTAACGTATCATCAACATTTAATGGTACATACACAATTACAGCAGTCACAGGTACAACAATTTCATACGCACAGGCACTTGCAGATATTGTTGAAACAGCTGAAACTGGCGGTACAGCAACAGCAACATATCCATCTTATGGATCATATAAGCTTCTAGCATACCTAGGAGCAGCTGTTGTAACAGACCCACTACGTGGACAGTACACAGGTCTTGCACGTAACCAAGGAAATCAGAAGTGGTACTTGCTCGGAGGAATTGCAAATAAGCCTTCAAATACAATTGACTTCTCAGTTCCAGGAACAACCTTTACTAGAGAAGATCTAAACGTAGATACACTCGAAGCACGAAATGTGATTTTGGACAAAAATCCTTGGGCACAGACACATGCTATAGATTATGCTACATTTAATACAACACCTTCTATTATTACAGTGTCAACTGCATTAGTAGCTAAGAGATTTAATAACGTAACAGAAGGATATGCACACGCAACTGGTAATTATGTTGTTAATCATACAGCAGCTGTTACATTAACCCTTCCATCATCTGCATTAATTGGTGATAGAATTACAATCACAGATGGTACAAACAAAGCTGGAGAATTTAATATTACAGTAGCAAGAAATGGACATAATATTCAAGGATACGTTGAAGACTTAATTATTAATAGAGGAGGAGCATCAATTACATTAGAGTATTCAAATGCTGCCCTCGGATGGAGACTAATCTAAAATGGCAAATCTAAGTACATTACAATCAAACCCAGATATTCGAAAGTATAAAAACTTTGTTGAATATCCAACACCAGGAACATATACATTTACAGTTCCAGCAAACGTAACTAGAGTTCGTGCTACCATTTTTGGTGGCGGCGGAGGTGGCGGAATGAACGCTAACCAAAGCCAAGGTCACGGTGGAGATGGTGGTTCAGGTGGCGGATTTGCAATGGGTGAATATACAGTTACTCCAGGTCAAGCAATTACAGTGACAGTAGGTGCTGCAGGAGCTAGATCAACATCATATGGAACATATGGTGGAAATGGCGGAACATCATCATTTGGCGCATTCTGTTCAGCAACTGGTGGCAGTGGCGGAGGTTACGCTAATGGTAATGGTAAGGCAATGAATCAATGGGGTTCTGGCACAGGCGGAACTTTAGTAAACTCTTTAGGTGGCCCTGGAGGATACGGACAAACTTCAAATAACACATCTAACCAATGGTATTCTGGTGGTGGCGGAGGTGGAGGCTCAGCAGGATCTTGGCGTGGCCAAGGTGGTTCAGGTGGATTAGTAACTGGTGGAAATTCATATACACAAGGAGCAGCTGGTGGTGGAGGAATTGGTGGTCGTGGCGGTGGAACATGGCACAATCAGTGGGGCTCAACCACAACCAACTTCGATATGGGTGGTGGCGGAGGTGGAGGATCCTGGGAACAGGGAGAATCTATGTACCCTAACACATCTAACCATGGAACCCAATCTGGTTTTGGAGGAGCAGGATATATGGCTCCAAGAAACACTGGACTTGATACAAATAACTTACACTCTGGATTTAACGAAAACCAACATGGTTTAGCTGGTCATCACGGACCACTAGAACCATATGCAATGGGAGTATACTACGGTGTAAATTTAAATACAGATAATTCTTACAGATTCTCACCACAAGGAATTTCTCCATTAAATGTTCTAATGACTCCAGATGCTTTCGTATCTCCAAGACTATTTTCAGTAGTTGGAAGTGGTGGAATGGGTGCAGCATGTACTTATTGGTCAACAAGAGGAGCCCCAGGAGGCAGAGGTGCCGCAGGCGCAGGTGGCGGTGGAGCAGTTAAAAACTCTTCATCAAATAGTGGAAACGGTGGCGCTGGTGGATTTATGGGTGGTGGCGGAGGTGCTGTAAACCAAAACACTATTGGTGGAGACTCGTTAGCTGGTGGCGGCGGAGGCGGAGCTGGTGGAACAATTGGCTGGACAAGTACACAATCTGGTCAAGGTGGTCCAGGATTCGTAGCGGTTGAGTGGTAAATATGACAACTTGGGCTAGAAAAAATGATAATGGTGACATTGTAGAATTAACTACAGAAGATCCATCTGGAAAATTTCACGAATCAGTTGTTTGGGAAGTTGTAAATGATTCAACATCTTTAACAGAAGACAATGGATTACTTCCAGAAAATAATCAAGCTCTTAAGGATGTAATAGCAGAAAACGAAGCATTGGCTGCAATTAATACAAATACAGAAGAGTAGGGTTCTTTTATGAAAGTAATGAAAGAGCATTGGTCTAAAGAGGACGCTTTAACATTAAAGCGTATGAAAAAGAAAAAATGGGCCAGACTCGACGAAGAAAATACCATTGTAGAATTTACTACAATTGATCCTACAGGTAGATATCACCCAGATTTAAGATGGATTGAAGTTGATCATGATACTCAATGGGGAACAAGAATTAATCTATTGGGGTATGAAAGAGGCTACGAGCCTACAATTGGAAATCAAGAAAACTACGACCTACTTGTATTAATTCAAAAAGAACAAGAAGCAGCTCTTAATAAAATAGAAACTAAAGATAAAGAGCCACAAATTAGTCAATTTACAGCAAATCTTCTTACTGAAGAATATGCTGGATAGCTATTGTAAAAACTAATATAATATGATATTATAACAATATACATAAATTTGTATATAAATAGAGTCTGGAAATAAATGAGTTTAGACATAAACAAAGTAGTAATTGTTGGTGGTGGTTCCGCTGGGTGGATGTCGGCAGCAACTTTTATAAGAACTTTTCCAGATAAAGAAATTATAGTTATTGAATCACCAGACTACCCTATAGTAGGAGTAGGTGAGTCTACACTTGGAAGCATTACTGAGTGGACTAATTACATAGGTTTAGACGAAAAAGATTTTATGCCAGCAACAGATGCTGTTTATAAAATGAGTATTAAATTTACTGATTTCTATAAAGAAGATTCTGGAAGTTTTCATTACCCATTTGGAGATCCATTTCTTGAAGGAACATACAATGGTCTAAATGACTGGTATGTAAAAAAAGCTTTATATCCAAATTTAGATGTATCAGATTATGCCAAAACATTTTTCCCAGCACTAACATTAGCAGAACAAAATAAACTATCATGGAATAAATCTGGTAGACTTTATAATTTTAATTTTAAAAAAGACGTAGCCTATCATTTTGACGCTACAAAATTTGGTATATGGCTAAAAAATAATTATTGTATTCCAAGAGGCGTTAAAGTTTTACCATTAACTGTTAATGAAGTTAAATTAAATGAAGATGGCGTAGAAAGTTTAATTTTAAGTAATGGAGATTCAATATCTGCAGACCTTTTTATAGACTGTACTGGATGGAAGAGCCTACTTCTTGGAGAAGCATTAAACGAGTCTTTTGATGATTATTCTCATCAGCTTCCAAATAATCGTGCATGGGCAACAAGAATTCCTTATACGGATATCGAAAAAGAAATGGAGCCATTTACAAACTGTACCGCTATAGAAAATGGATGGGTTTGGAATATTCCTTCATGGGAAAGAATAGGAACTGGGTATGTATATTCAGATAAATATGTTACGCCAGAAGAAGCATTAGTAGAATTTAAAAATTATTTACGTTCTGATAAAATGACTATTCCAGATTCTAATAGAGATGTAGATTCTTTTGAGTATAAAGATATTAAGTTTAGAATAGGAATCCATAATAGGGTTTGGGTAAAGAATGTAGTAGCAATTGGTTTGTCTGCTGGATTTATTGAGCCGCTAGAATCAAATGGATTATTTACAGTACATAAATTTTTAATGAAACTTATGAAATCTTTAAATAGAGGATCAGCAAATCAGTGGGATAAAGATGCATTTAATATAGCTTCAAGAATGGTTTACCTGGAGTTCAAGGATTTTGTAGCAATGCACTATGCCTTATCAAATAGAACCAAAACAAAATATTGGCAAGATATAGCAAAAAGATCTTTTAATTTACCAATGAAAGATGAAAATCCATTAACACCTATGACGTTTACAGACTTGGCTGCAAGAAAAATAAATATAAATAGATATGAACCAAATGCTGGAATGAACTGCATCGCTACTGGAATGAATTATTTTCCAGTTGATAAAATGACAATTACTGGTTGGGAGCATGCAGAAGGAGTAAACTATTATAAAGAATGTGAGCTAGCTTTTAAAAATTGGGAACTTATGAGAAAAGATTGGCAGGACGAAGCAGATTCATCTCCTACAATGTATCAATGGCTAAAAGATAATAGGCACAATGATAAAGCCTAAAGATATCTGGATTATAACAAAACAGTTATCTGAAAAAAGCTACTGGAATAAAACTAATATAATTGAGTTCTGGGCATTTTCTACAAAACTTGCTATAATATTCCCTGGACTACTTTTTGGAGTACAATTTTGGTGGCTGTTTATATTTGCTCTGGCTTCCAGCCTAGCTCTTATTTTTACTTCTACCATTAAAACATTACCAACAATTATTTACTTTAACATTGGGTGGAGCATCCTGGCTTCCATTGCAATAATCAAACACTTTATATAAAGGAGAAAAATGTCAGAAGAAACAAAGACCCCAAATGCTGAAACAGCCTTTGTTGTTGTAAAAGGACTAGACGGAGCTTATAAGTTACTAGACTCGCTTTCAGACGAAATTGTTATTTCTAGAAAGCCCTCACGTCTAGATATTAAACTTGCCGCTGGAGAAATTTATAACTCAATTTCAAATGCAGAGTCGGCAGAGGCAGTACTAGCACTTCTTGCAAGATCACAACAGCCTCAGAATACAGCAGAAAAACCTAAAGAATAATTAATGCGTTTTCATGTGGTAAGTCTTCCACATACTCAAACGACTAAAGAGTATGTCAATTGCGCCTTTACTGAAAAAGTAAGGCGCTTTTGTCTTATGATGAAAGACTTAGGGCATGAGGTTTACCTATATGCTGGTGAACAAAACGAGGCTCCATGTGATGAATTAATTACTTGTATATCAGATCAAGAAAGAATTGATGGGTTAGAAGGTAAACATTTTACCTCCGCTTCATTTGATATTAAACAGCCTTACTGGGATAAATTCTTAAATACCGTAATAAAAGAAATTGGCCCGCGCCTTCAGCAAAAAGATTTTATATGTTTAATTGGCGGGACATCTCATAAGCCAATAGCAGATGCCTATCCAGAACATATGTCAGTAGAGTTTGGAATAGGATACGGATCCAGCTTTGCTAAATATCGTGTATGGGAATCTTATTCTTGGATGCATTCATCTTATGCTGCATATAAAGATCCAACAAAAGTTGACGGATTATTTTATGATACAGTAATCCCAGGATATTTTGAACCAGAAATGTTTCCATTCCAGCCAGATAAAAAAGATTACTATCTTTATATTGGCAGAATGATAGAACGTAAAGGCGTAGATATTGCATCTCAAATGTGTAAAGATATTGATGCTAAATTAATTATGGCAGGACCTGGAGATTACATTCCAAAATACGGTGAATATATTGGAGCTATTGATTCTGATAAAAGAGCAGAATTAATGGGTGGAGCAATTGCAGTTTTAGCACCGACAACATATATAGAGCCATTTGGAAACATTGTTCCAGAAGCACATTTTTGCGGAACCCCAACAATTACAACAGACTGGGGAGCATTTGTAGAAACAAATCCAAACGGAATAACTGGATATAGATGCAGAACCTTAGATGAATTTTGCAAAGCGGCGGAAGACGTTAAGAAATTAAACCCTCAAATAATACATGATCGTGCTATGGCCACATACTCAGTAGATGTTATAAAATATAAGTATGAGAAGTATTTTAAAGGCCTTTTAACGCTATGGGACCAAGGATGGTACACAAGATTATAAGGCTAATAATGGTACAATATAAAAATGGCAACCACAGATAAAGGTTTTCGATATCCAGATTATGCAAACACTCCAGACGTCCCTAGAGACCTGGAGTACCTTGCTGAAGACGTAGATACGTACTTAGAGACACACCCTGGACCTACGGGCCCTACAGGCCCTTCAGGGCCATCTGGTGCCACTGGCCCATCAGGTCCTCAAGGAGTAACTGGAGCAACAGGGCCTACAGGCCCAACAGGAGCAACAGGTCCATCTGGACCTCAAGGAACAGCAGTAACAATTTTAGGAACTTATAATTCATTAGGTGAATTACAAACAGCACATCCAACAGGAAATGCTGGAGACGGATATTTAATTGGCGGAACGTTATATGTTTGGTCAGTTAGTACAACATCTTGGGAAAATGTTGGAAACATTCAGGGACCAACAGGTGCGACTGGACCAACAGGTGCAACAGGTCCACAAGGATCTTCTGGCGCAGACTCAGTAGTTCCTGGACCGACTGGACCAACGGGACCAGCAGGCGCTACAGGACCATCAGGTCCTCAAGGTATTCAAGGAATTCAAGGACCATCTGGACCAACAGGCCCAGTAGGATCAAGTGGACCAACTGGTCCATCAGGTGCAGACTCTACAGTTCAAGGACCAACTGGTCCAACGGGACCAGTAGGACCAACAGGACCGACGGGACCAGCAGGAGAAGTCACCCTACTTGGAGCACAGACACTTGTAGATAAAACATTAAGCTATCCTACATTTTTATCTGGAACAGAAACAGTAAACATAGTTGCATCGTCTGCAACTGGAACAATTAACATTGATGCCGAGACATCAACAATTTATTATTATACTTCTGATGCAACAGCAAATCATACTTTAAATTTTAGATATAATTCTTCTACCTCATTGTCTTCAAAATTAAGTGTTGGAGAATCAATTACATTTGTGTGGATGAATACAAGTGGGACAACAGCATACTATCCATCTGCTATTCAAGTTGATGGATCATCAATCACCCCAAAGTGGCAAGGAGGAACTGCACCAACTGGAGGCAATACAAGCTCTGTAGATCTTTATACTTTTACTATTTTAAAGACAACAGCTTCTCCAGCCTACGTAGTTCTCGGATCACAAACTAAGTTCGCATAGGAATAGTATATGCCAATAATATCATCCAGAGGTTCAGGCTCTTCAAGAGGGTTTGGTTTTGGCATTGGCAAAGCTGGGCCAATTGCAAATGGTGGAGATATAATTGCCACATACGGATCATATACATATCATACATTTTTAAACAGTGGAACATTTACAATGCTTTCATCTAAACCAGTAGAAGTCCTAACAATTGGCGGAGGTGGAGCTGGCGGAGGACACCACTCAACACTTTATACAACATATGGAGGTGGAGCTGGAGCACTACTTTTACAAAACACAACTCTTTCTCCTAATACATATTCAGTTACCGTTGGAAATGGAGGTTCTGCTCCATATTCAACACAAGGAATTAGAGGTCCAAATGGATCACCTTCACAGTTTGGCAGCCTAACTGCAGCAGCAGGAGGTGGCGGTGGTGGAGCAAGCAGTGGAGCTAGCGCATATTTTAATTCACAATCTCAAGATGGATCGGCTGGCGCAAACGGGGGAAATGGTGGAGGAGGATCACCAGCTGGTTCTGGAACTCAAGGATTTGCAGGAGCCCTTGGCGGAGGAGGCGGAGCGGGAGGAGCAGCTTCATCAACACTAGCAGGATCTGGTGCAACATATACAGATTGGTTTATAGCTTCAGGAAAAGGAGTAGGCGGTCTTTTTGCTGGAGGAGGAGGCTCTGCCGATTATATTACAGTTAGCGGAGGTGGAGGACAAGGTGGTGGTCCAGCACCATGGGGTGGAAGCGGTGAGACAGGAATTGAAAATACTGGTGGCGGTGGCGGAGGAGCAGGTAGAAATCAAGATTCTTTTAGACCTGGAGGTAGTGGAGCAAAAGGAATTGTAATTGTTAGATATTTAGGATCTCATCCAGATGCAATAATACGGACAGCTCCAGGTTCAATTCCTACAAATTCTGGATCTCCTGCAATTGGAGGTTCAGCTTCAGCTGGAGGAACATTAACAAAAACATCAGACGGTTCTTGGAGCGGTCAAACATCGCTAGAATACAAGTGGCAATATTCAAATGATGGATCTGTTTGGGGAGATAGAACTGCTTGGTCAGCAACTTATTCAGATTATTCAATATCTGCTTCATCTGTCAACCAAGCACCATGGCAATATTTTACTTCATACCCTGTAAAAAATTCTACAAACCAATCATATAATTTAAGACAAAGCCTACAAGGAACTCCAGATCAAGGACTTTACTATAGACTTGCAGTGCGTGGAGTAAATTCAAATGGTAAATCTTCTCCAGCATATTCAAGTGCTTCATCACAAATACCATTGATTCCAGTATATTCTGGAGGAGGAAGCTACACTGGTTCTTTATCATCTGGAAGCACAATATCTGCAACAAGAGGAACATGGAGTGCAACAGCGAACCAATGGCTATATCAAATATTTAGAGCATCTAATTCAACTGGAAGTAACGTAACAGCATTTTTACAGCTAGGGTCTACTGATAGCGCAGGTAACCCAAGTTCTGGTTGGGGAAACTCATTTGGACGTAACTATACCATTGTTTCTGCAGATAGAGGATCTTATCTTGGCATGATACTTACCCCAATTGGTGGTAGTATTAGTGGAGGAAGTGGTGTTACAATTGTGTTTGGACTGGTACCATGATAAATGACATATTAATTGAAAAAATAGAAGAAGCCCCAACGCTATTTAAGGTTTCTTTAAATAATGAATCTGATGAAATATATACTCAATGGATTAAATCTACAATTGGCTCAAGATGGGTTGATGTTCAAGAAAACGGATTGAGTTTAATTAGAGAAAATAGGGATGGCGTAATTTATATTTATGATGAATTATCAGATACTTGGGACGTAGATGTCATATAAGATAAATGTTCTTTCTAATTCACCGCTAGCCTTTTGGCCATTAGAATCGGTTTCTAGTAGTGGAGTACTAACATATCAAGATTTATTAGATGACTACGGCACATATACAGAATTTTTAAATGGATTTGAAACATATGCAGAATCTAGTGGATCTACAACACCAGATATTTCTGGATCAAATAACACTGGTGTGTATATAGGACTTGTATATGAAGATAAGATACCATTAGTATCAGGACTATCTGAGTCAAGAAAAATTAAAGGTAACTCATCTATATTTTATCCAACATTAAATGATCATAGCCAGCCTCAATCATCTGTAGGATTTGGCACATCAAACTCTTCAGATAACGACTTTACCTTAGAGTGTTGGTCATATATACAAACATCATCTACTTTAGATATTCCTTTAATTGGAGATACATCAGAAGATGTTGGTTTATTTTATAGCAATGGAAATATTGTATTTAAGTTAAACTCTCAAGAAATTACATGGACGATCCCATACACAAATAAAGCTTTGCATATAGCCGCAACCTATAGCTCTGGAAACGCATATCTTTATATTGATGGCAAAATGGAAGTGCAAAAAGACCTAGGTAATTTTGCATTTAGCAATACCAACCTAAATCTTTCTTCTGGTCCAGTAAATAATTCTAATGACTATATGCTAATTAATGCAGTTGCAATTTATAGATATTCATTAAGCTCTCAATCAATTAAAAATCATTACGATAGCGGCAAAACTATTGATTCAAATCAAGTAGTTTATCCAGATGGTGGAGAGTTGTTTAATTTATACGACAACGCTTTATCGACAAAATACTCATATTCTTATCCAGCTAATAGGCAGTGGGAAGACTTTTTAACAGACGATTTATATTACGACAACATAAATAATGCAATAAGAATTGCTTCAGGATCTGGTGTTGCAAAAACAGTTATCCTTAATGACTTTATAACTATTCCAAGCGGGGCAGAAATGGATGACTCTAGGATAGAATGGGACGGAAACAACGGCATTGAAGTTGAGACAAGTGTGGACGGAATAACCTATCAGTCTTGTATAAATGGTCAAGCAATACCACAATACTCCCTAGCCTCATTTGATACCTCTAGAGATCTACATATAAGAATTACAATGACAACTTCAGACGATAGCCTATATCTTCCTAAACTATATAGCCTATCAATGAGTTTTTATAAAGATCAAGTATTTTATGCAAATAACTCAGCATCTTATATATCACCCCTTCAAGGAGATATGGGGCTAAGCAACAATAGATATGAGATATTATCACGAGATGCGAGAAATGGAATAGCCCTAGAAACAGGATCAGCCTTTTCAATAAATACTAATACTCTAACTAAATCATTAGAGTTCTTCTATACTCCATCTACAATAAATAACGGCGGGCTAGTAAAATCAGTTTCTGGATCTGGTTATTCAGCATCCAATTTCTCTTGGTCATCTTCAGTAATATCCAAAACCAATATAGATAAGATATACGTCAATGGAATAGATAAAAGTACAGAGACAGATATCCACAATATATTTGCCAAGGACCAGCTTTATTATGTGGTAATCACATTTACTAATGCCATATCTGGGCAGATTGATATAAACTACTCTACCGCTGGCGCAATTTCGGCACTTTACCAGAATATAGCCATATATGATTATGCCCTAACGCTTAATAAGGTAGTAGAACATTTCAATCTATACCTAGGAAATGCAACCGTATCCTTATCTAATTCGTTAATGAGCATGACAGAAAACTCTTTTAACTACTATAATTACGACTGGACAGTAGTACAAAATATATAATTTTGTCATAACGGCTGACAAAATCTGGACTTTGACCCAAAAGAATGGTAAAATTGTGATCTATGGATATTAATAAGATCAATACTCAGGTGTTAGAAGAAGAAACTAGATTAGGCATATATGTTTGGGAAATGCCTGACGGAAGGTGGATAGGCGATGACGAAGGAAACTTCCTCTCAATCACATCAACAAAAGGAAACAAGTCAAGAGTTAATGCACTGGCTAATGAAGTTAGGTCATTCGGTATTCTTGAAGGCAGGCCTTTATTTCTTTCTGGACGCAGGAAGATCGACGACGAAGAACACCAATACCAACAACAAAGATTAAAGTGGGGACTAGTTCCAGATCCTATGGATGTTGGAAACTATAAAGACGAAATGAAAGCCTTGAAAAACGGAGGAGCAAAATAATGGAATATGTAGAAGACAGCGATACATTTAGCAATGAGGTATCAATATCAAACTCATCCGACTTATTTAGCTTTAGCCAACCAGTAGTAATTGAAACTGATCCATTTAAAATAGAAGGCGAAGATTTAAAAAAGGTAATTGGACTTAGTCCAGCATTTCGTAGAAAGATGTCTAGAGATCTACAGAAAAGCTTTACTGGAATTGACGGAACTGGAACACAGCAGAATCTATTGCAACAAGCAGTCACTGGATATGCAATGTTTGACCTTGTTCAACCAGTATATAACCTAGAGTATCTTTCAAAGATATATGAAATTTCTCCATACAACTATGCAGCAATTAATGCTAAGGTAGCAAATATTGTTGGACTAGGATACTCATTTGTAGAAAGCAAAAAAGCAATGGAAGCACTAGACAACATTGAAGATTCTACACAATTAAATCGTGCTAGACGAAAGATGGATAGAATTAGACAGCAGCTAGAAATTTGGCTAGAAGAGGTAAACGAAGAAGAGACATTTGTTGAAACCCTAGTAAAAGTTTATACAGACCTAGAAGCAACAGGAAATGGCTTTATTGAAATAGGTAGAACAACTAGCGGAAACATAGGATATATTGGACATATTCCAGCAAAGACTATGCGTGTTCGTAGACTTCGTGACGGATTTATACAACTACTTTATGGAAAGGCTGTATTCTTTAGAAACTTCGGCGATATGGAAACAGAGAATCCAATTGCTGGTCAAGAAGATAGACCAAACGAAATTATTCATTTAAAGAAATATACTCCAATGAATAATTACTACGGTATTCCAGATATTGTTGCATCACAAAATGCAATGGCTGGTAACGAATTTGCTGGTAAATATAACCTAGACTATTTTGAAAACAAGGCGGTACCACGTTATATTATTACAGTAAAGGGAGCAAAGCTTTCCCCAGAATCAGAAAGAAAGCTTCTTGAATTTTTTCAGGTAGGTCTTAAAGGTAAGAATCATAGATCCCTTTATGTTCCACTTCCAGCAGATTCATCTGACTCAAAGGTAGAATTTAAGATGGAGCCAGTAGAGGCTAATATTCAGGATTCATCATTTAACAATTATAGAAAAGCCAACCGTGATGAAATTCTTTTGTCTCATCGTGTTCCAATTAATAAAATTGGAGTCCCAGAGGGAGTCAGCCTTGCCTCAGCAAGAGATGCCGATAAAATGTTTAAAGAGCAGGTTTGTCGTCCAGCACAGGATATTCTAGAAAAGAAATTAAATAGAATAATTGCTGAAAAAACAGATGTATTAATTTTACACTTTAATGAATTAACCCTTACAGACGAAGATACTCAGTCTAAAATTGATGAGAGATATTTACGAATGCAGGTTATTACCCCAAATGAGGTAAGAATTAGAAAGGGAATGGTTCCAATTGACGGTGGGGATGAAGTGATTCAATTAAAACCTCAACAGGCAGCAGAGCAAACAGCACAAGCGATGAATAGTCGAGCCAGAACCCAAGAAAGAGATTCTAACTCACCTGATATTTCAGGGGAGGCCAGAAACCCAAAAGGTGAGGGTAGGGTCACAGATTAATTATTAGGCAACTAGTTATTTGCCTTTTTACATTTTAAAAGATAAAATTAAGCATATGAATATTGAAAAATCTTTATGGTCTTCTCATGGCGATAACATCAGCTTATCTGTCCCATTTACTAAAGTCAACCGTGAAAAAAGAACTGTTTCTGGATTCGCAACTTTAGACAATATTGATCAAACAAATGATCTAGTAACTGCAGAAGCAAGCCTGAAAGCGTTTGAAAATTTCCGTGGCAATATCCGTGAAATGCATGGATCAAATGCTGTAGGGAAAATGCTTTCATTTAGACCAGAAACATTTTACGACCCAGAAACAAAAGAATTTTATAGCGGAGTATATGTAGATGCATATGTTTCTAAAGGCGCACAAGATACATGGGAAAAAGTTTTAGACGGAACTCTACAGGGATTTTCAATTGGCGGAAAGATTACAGAGTCAGACAATGAAGTAAATAAGTCAACAGGTAAGACTGTAAGATTTATTAAAGGCTACGATCTGCTTGAGCTTTCAATTGTAGATTCACCAGCAAATGAATTATGCAATATTTTATCAATTCAGAAATCAAACGGTTCCTTAATTTTTAAAGGTATTGCTGCAGAAGTTTCTACAGAAAACATTTTTTATTGCGAAGAAAGCAAATCAGTATTCATCTCACAAGATGCATCTTATGATTCCCCTGTTACTGGTAAGCCAGCAGCACTAATTGGGTGGGTAGAGTCTAATGATGTTAATAAATCAAAGGAGATAGATAAGATTCTTGATTCATTTTTGAAGTCAAGATTACCGTTGCCTGAAAGACAAACAATTGCAAAACAGGCAAACGTAGAAGGAGGTAGTGAAGTGTCAGAAAACACAGAAACAGTAGTAGTTGAAGAAACTGCTCCAGTAGAAACACCAGTTGTTGCTGAGGAAGCACCAGCTGTTGAAGTAGCTGCAGAAGATGCAGTTGCAGACGCTTCTGCCGAAACTCTAGAAAAAGCAGCCGACGTATCAGAAGTTGAGGTTGATGAACCTGATTTTGCAAAGATGCTTGGTGATTTAAAGGGCTTTTTCTCAGAGACTCTAAATAAAGCTTCTGAGGCAAATGCAGCACAGGTTTCAACTATTAAAGAAACAGTAGAAACTTTCAGCAAGAGCGTCGATAGCAGAATTTCAGAATTGGCAGAACAACATGCCGTATTAAGTAAGGCTGTTGAAGATATCAAGGGCACAATTGATGGCGTAGAAAAGCGTGTCGATGCAGTAGAATCAGAAACTGCAATTAAGAAGTCCTCTGACCTTGGCGGGTCACAGGAAGTAACAATCAAAAAATCTAAATGGAACGGTTCTTTCCTCGGTTCCGTGAACGAATTATTTAACTAAAAAGGGTAGGTGAAACAAACAATGAGCAATGAATTATTAGAAAAGACAATTGCAGCAGGTACAACTGCTACAGGTACTTTTGCATCCACTACAGGTGGAACAGGAGTGCACCGTGCATCCGAAAACGGAAACGGTGGTCTATTAAACGCAGAACAATCAGCTCGCTTTTTAGACTATATGTTCGACGCAACCGTAATTGGTAAAGTCGCCCGTACAGTCCGCATGAGAGCAGACACTACAGAAATTGATCGTATGTCAGTTGGAGAGAAGCTTATGAAGCTTGCAACTGAAGGAGACGACACAGCAGGTAATAGCGCTGTTACTTTCTCAAAGATCTCTTTGACAACAAAGAAACTTCGCTTGGATTGGGAGCTTTCAACAGAGTCTCTAGAAGACAACATTGAAGGTGCTGATCTAGAAGATCACATCGCCCGCTTGATGGCAACACAAGCAGGTAATGATATTGAAGATGTAGTCCTTAACGGAAATGCATCTTTAACTTCAGATGCACTATACAAGTCATTTGACGGTATTGTTAAGAAGGCAAAGGCCAGCGGTCACGTTGTTGACGCAGGTGGAGCTGCAGTAAGTCGTGCTGTATTTAACAGCGCTCTTAAGGCTCTTCCACGTAAGTACAAGCAACGCCGTGCAGATCTTCGC